TTAACTTATGCTTTCAAGGTACTCGTCCAGCTTGTTGATACTTTTCTTTTTGTATTTTTCATCAAGGTGTGTATATATAGCCATCGTAGTTTTTATATCGGCATGTCCCGCTTGCTCTTTTGCCGTCAAAACATCTACACCTGCAAGGTACATCAAAGTGATGAAAGTGTGTCTGAGCCAGTGCGGAGTGATACGAGGTATCAAGAACGGCTTTTCTATCGGTGCATACTTTGACGGACATTTTCCGTTTGTCTGCATACAGTCTGCCCAGTTACCGTACTTGATGTTTAAATCGTTAAGATAGCTTTCCCACATACGGCTAAATCCTGTTTCGGTCATCAAAGAGCCTTTGACTGTGGGACACACAAGTCCGATCGGGTTGTGCACAGTGCTTCTAAGGTAGTTGACAAGCTTACCGGGGATATATACTGTTCTTGTCGCCGCATCAGTTTTGCCACCTTCTTTTATATGCGGTTTGCCTTTTATCATCGACACAGAGCGTTCAACCTTTATAGTATACGCATCAAGATCAATATCCTGCCACGTCAGAGCAAGTAGCTCACCCCTTCTCAGACCTGCATACATCATAATCATAGCGGCTGTCTGTGCCCTGTGCGGAGTATCAGTTATCCAGGACTGCTCCTCTTCGGTCAGAGCTCTACGAGTGGATTTTTCTGCCGTCTTAGGTATCTTTACCGCAGATGCGCAGTTATAGTCAAGCACTCGATTTTCAATCGCAAGCTGTATGATCTGCTTTGCGACATTTCGGATTTCAATCAGTGTTTGTTTTGCGTATGGTTTTCCGGTCTTTTCAGACGGCTCATCGGCGCAGTCAAGTATAATATCCTGAATGTCTGTAGCTTTCAGCTTAGATATATTAAAATCGTGTATAGGTTCAAGATTTTCAAAACGCTTTGAGTATGCTTCATAGCGTTTAACCGATACTTCTATCTTTTTCAGTTTCAGCCATTTCTCGCCCCAATAGCCGAAAGTATCACGGTCGGCCGTGAGGTCAAGACCTTTATTCAGTTTTGTTTTCAGCTCCTGTACTTTCTGCTCAAGTTCTTTCGTGTTTGTAGCATATACATACTTATACTGTTTCTTGCCGTTCTTGGTGCCGATGTACACCTTAGACTGCAAGCGCCCGTCATCACGGGCTTTGTTTTTTATTCGTGCCATTTCGACCTCCTATGTACCCGCCTTTAGTGGCATGAAATATTCATATATTTGCGTTTTTACCGTAGAATATCTTGCCGCTTTCTAAGTTCTTTTTGTAATAGCAGGATTTAGAACGGATTATATCCGGGTGCAAGCACTTTTTAGCATCTGAACACTTCAAATATAATCCGCAACATCCAAAATGCTCTGTTGGCTCAAATATTCTGACATTCTCATCAGTAATAAGTTCAGCAGCTTTTACAGCTTCGTTTTTTGTGTGGAATGTACATTGTATGAAATTCTGAGGACTTTTCAGCAACTTGGTGCTTGCAGGAGATATTTCAAGCGTATCATAAACTCTTTTATTGCAAGAAATTACCGTGAATTTTGTATTCACTTTAAAGAAAAGGCATTTTTCAAAATAGATCGAATACCCGGTAAGTTTGTCTTTGCTTTTGTTTTCCTGTATGCTGAAAAGCCCGTTTGAACATTTCCATTTTGCTGAAACTGCGACTATTATGTTTTCCAAAGTAGTTTTACAATCTAAATCTTCGGGTCCATTTTCAAATAATGCTATCTGCTCTATCATAACTGCACATCCTTTTCTTTTAGTATCATAATCGGATAGCCTTTGCTTCTGAGCTCAATTGCTTTCTTCGCCTTAGTGCCATAAGTTCCGCAAGCCCAACTCTCAGAACCTTTTTCGCCTATAAGAAGAATGTCGGTTTTTCTTGTGACGCTACTAACTACCGTAGCACCTATTTCAGACAATCTTTCTTGTACTTCTTGCTTACTCCCATAATCGAAATCACCGGTCAGACAGATAGACTTGTTGCTAAGCTCTACATCAATGGCACCTATTTCTGCATTAAGCGGATTGATTTGTGCTTTGAAAAATTCGAGAAGATAATCGAGCTCGGATTGCTCTATTATTCCGTCCTCGATTACTTTCCAGATTGCGTTATTTATAATGTCGTATGGGTAATTACCTGCAAGCTGTTCATTATTGTTCATCCATTCTTCAAGTCTTAACAGTTCTTCTTGTGTCAGAATGTCATCGCAGGTTATGCCTATCAATATGCCGTGCAATGTTTGTAATCCTTTTGTGATAGGATTCAACACTCTTTGTTTCGGCGGCTTTATTTCGAGTACAAGAACGGAGTGATTTTTTAATGCGGTCATTAAGCTGTGAGTATAGTAGCAGTCTGCAAGAGCTCTGTGATGTACACCGCTATCTTTTATCCCGAGCTGTATTATCATATCTTCGAGTTTGTGGCTGACATCGGGGTATTCTTGCTTGCACACAGCTAAAGTATCATAAGTATCATTTTTAAAATCAAGCCCACAAGCAACGCATTTTTTGCTGATGAAATTAGCGTCAAATGCAATATTATGTCCTACAACAGTGTCATTGTTGATAAATTGCAGAAAATCAGATAGGGCATCGTCGAGCGCTTTTGCATCTGCCAACATATCATCAGTTATTCCGGTAATCTGAGAAATAGTTTTTGACAACGGCTTGCTCGCTTTTATGAGCTGAGAAAATTCAGCAACGACTATGTTATTACGAATACGTAAAGCACCGATTTCAATGATATTGTCCTTGTCCGGTGATAAGCCTGTTGTTTCAATGTCTACTATTGTGTAGTCGTTTAGTTCCTGTATATTCATTGTTGCACCTCGTTTTCACATTCTCCAACAATTTTTATATCAGAATACAAATGACCCTTGCTTATATGTTTTAATTCATGTTTTAAAGCTAACTTTTGTTTAGCAGGGCACTTATTCTGATTTATAAAGACAATATAATCTCCATTTTTTATCACAGTTACACCGTTGACGGAAGACGGCAAATCTGCGGTATAAATGTATACACCGTCAATATCACACTCTATTCTCAATTATCATCACCTTCAGACAACAATGCTTCGATTATTTTCGCAGCTTTTTCTACATCTTTTTTAGTGGCATTTTTGGTAAGTGAAAATATCATTCTAAGCTCCGGACGAGTTTTTAGTTCTTCGAGATATTCGGTGAGTTCCTCATCATCATTAACAAGAGCGTCAGATGAATCTTCATTCCAACCCATTAAGTAAGCAGGAGTAGTGCTAAGTGCGTTAGCAATCAACTCAATCCTATCAGAAGGAATGTTAGTAATAATTCCTTTTTCGTATTTATAAATGTTTTGCTTGGTCGTGTTAGCTTTTTCAGCAAGTTCTCCTTGCGATAATTTAGCTTCTTCACGAAGTAGTTTTATTTTTTCGCCTATAGTCATTTTTGTCACCCCTTGTATATATTATATACTTAATACGGTAACTTGTCAAGACAAAAAAGTTAAAAAAAGTGTTAAAAATGTCTTGACAAGTTACGAAATGCGTGATATAATCAAAGTAACTTAAAAAGTTACGGAGGTGAGAACGTGGTAGACACAAATAAGTTAAGAGCTATGTGGGTAGCCAAAGGACTAAGGCAGGCTGATGTAGCAAGACTAATTGATATGTCAGAAAGAACATTTTCAAGAAAAATGAAAAGAGGCATATTTGGCAGCGATGATATGGAAAAGTTAATAGACGCTTTGCAAATATCTGAGCCTTGCTCAATTTTTTTTGCTAACAAAGTAACTTGTAAAGTTACTAAGATGTAAAATCGCATATAGCGCAAGGAGGTGAGAACATGAAGCCGCTGACAATAAACGTTGACACAAGCGCCCTTGACGAGGCAGAAGAAAAAGTGAGCCGCTTACTCGTTTCACTTAAAGAAGTAAAGGAGATTATCGGCTCGCTTAAGGTAGAAGATTAAATCATAAGCTGTCGCTCACGGTACAGTTCGCAACCTTTGTCAAGCATTTCTTGAAAAGTAGAAAACTTTGTGTGGCTTGCAACTTTTGCATTGATTTCATCATCAGGTATTGCTTCAAATTCTTCCTGAGAGAAATCCGCATAGCCGAAATTGTCAAGCATTTCGTCAAGCGTTGCGAAATCAGTATACTGTGACATAAACTCGGAAGTAAACATTTCAGAAAATTTGATTGATGTTTTTTCCGAAAGCTTATCAAGACGTTCTTCAAATTTGGCGATTTCCTTTTGAAACTCGTCGATACCGGTTATCTCAAACATATAATCACCTCCCTTCAAGGTGATTATACCACAGCAAGAAAATAATGTAAAGGAGGTATAAATATGCCTAAAAACGAGGACGTAAAAATCGCAACAGAGCTTTACGAAAAGCTCCCGGAGCACGAAAAAAAGCTTGCCGCCGCACTGATAAATGCAACAGCGGCACAGCTGCTTGCCATATCAATGGCATACGGCGATAAGGTTAAGGACAAGACAGCGTAGTAAGACGCAAGGAAAAAGAGGTACACAATGGCAAGCATTAAGACGCAAGTACGCAACTGGGACTTCTTGCCCGTGATGCTGTCGCAGGAGTATCTTGCAGGGCTTATGGGCATCACGATACCCGAAGTCACAAGGTACTGCAGACTGGGCAAGATACCCGGTGCAAAGAAGGTAGGAAAGTACTGGTTCGTTGAAAAATCGGTGCTGAGAAATTACATGGAGGGACAAGCATGAAAGCGTATAAGATAATCGCCTACATAATCGTCCAGCTCATGCGCTTGTGGGTAACAGCCTCTGCCGCCGTGATGATGTACATACCAATGTCGGCACTGGCTTACGCCCAGAGGGGCTATCGTGCGGTCGGCGGCGAAATGCTCCCCGTTGCAATAGTCGCTGTTGCGGTCTGGTACGGGCTGGGATGGCTATGCGAAGAATGGTATAGGATGATGAGAGGAGGCGGACACGATGACAGATCTTGAGCAAATCGCCAAAGAAGCCACCGATCACGGCATGACGTATGGCGAGTATGTTGCCTGGAAGGCGAGAGCCACAATTGAGCAACAGCAAAACTACCGCCGGGCAAGGCAGGTGGCGGGGCTGAACAGAAAGAGAGGACAGCGAAAATGAGTGAAATAGGAGTTGTTAAAGGGTTCAAGGTGTTCAATCCTGATTGGACGTGTAAAGACAAAAAGTACGGTTGTCCAGGAAGGTTTGAAGAAGATGTTACACCGTCTATTTGCAATAAAGGGATGCACTTCTGCAAGAGGGCAAGCGACTGCTTCAATTATTATTCATTCGACCCGAATAACAAGGTTGCAGAAGTCATAGCTTACGGCGAAGTTTCAGAAGAAGGCGATAAGTGCGCTACGAATAAACTTGAAGTAGTTCGTGAAATCCCGTGGTCTGAATTGCTTGGCCTTGTAAACACCGGGAAAGGTTGCACCGGACGTTGCAACAGCGGCAATCGCAACAGCGGCAATTGGAACAAGTACAGCTTTTCTAATGGTTGTTTTAACACCACAAGCCCGAAAATTTACCTGTTCAATAAGCCGTCAAGCTGGACATATCGTGATTGGTTGAATAGTGAAGCTTGTTGCCTGATTGAGCGGATATCGGACAATGTAGTACAGTGGGTTCAGTATTCCAATATGACAGATGAAGAAAAGGCAGAACACCCAGAAGCTGAAACTACGGACGGTTATCTGAAAAAACTGGATAATTCCGAATGTACCGTTCTTTGGTGGCGTAATCTTTCTGACTGTCAAAAGGCAATTATCACAGCAATCCCGAACTTCGACAAGGCTATTTTCAAAGAGATCACCGGGATTGATGTAGATACGGATTAAGAGAGAGGGAAGAAATGAAGTTTAAAGTTAGCACAACGGTTACTTCCTATAAAGAGGTAATGGCAATTGTTCAGGCACTTGCCGGCGTTGTAAACAATATCAATGTAACAGACTGTGAAGGCGAGGAGGACGAAGACGACGATGATTAGATATGACAAGCCGATTATCAAGACAGCCGCAGAAATGAAGCCCGGCGACATCTTCCGTACTGAGTACGGAGATTATGGCAACTGGCGTGAGTTAGTGTTTGTGTGTTGCGGTATGAGCGTACCGGGATGTACAATGACGGTTTTTCATCATATCGGCAGGAAGAACATAAAGCGATGCTACGAATACACAGACATAACCCGTGTTACATATACGGTTGTCGGCAGAGAATCGGCATAAAAGAAAAGGCTGTCACAAGGACAGCCATAAAACAAACAAAAACGTTATTACAGTGATTATATCACAATATGAAAGGAAAGTCAATGGTTACACCATTACAAGAACAAATTGAACTTCTCATCGGACCTATAACACAGGACGAGTTCTGGACGGCAGTACCTAAGGCACACGCAAAGCTGTGGCGGATAGTCGAACGTGAGGGCAATCCGGATGGCAAGAGACTGACGGTTGATTATGCGGTACAGCTGATAGCAGAACAGATAGAAGCGGGCAGAATGATAAAGAGGACAGCGTATGGATTTTGGAAGAGCACAATTGAACTTGTGTGATGAAATTATTGTAGATAATTTTGCAGGTGGGGGCGGAGCAAGTACAGGCATTGAGTTGGCTACAGGAAGACCTGTAGATATAGCGATAAATCATGATCCCGATGCCATATCAATGCATACGATAAATCATCCGTATACAACGCATTATTGCGAGAGCGTTTGGGATGTTAAGCCATCTGAGGTATGCGCAGGACGCCCAGTAGGTCTTATGTGGCTATCTCCCGACTGCAAACATTTTTCTCGTGCAAAAGGCGGAAAGCCTGTCAGCAAGAATATCAGAGGACTTGCTTGGATAGCATTGCGATGGGCGGCGACTGTCAAGCCAAGAGTGATTATCCTTGAAAATGTTCCAGAGTTTGTGACATGGGGACCTTTGACAAAGGATAATTACCCTGATGTAACGCAGAGTGGTAGAACATTCAACAGCTTTGTTAATGCGCTTAAGCGTTACGGTTACAATGTCAAGTGGCGTGAGCTTAGAGCCTGCGACTACGGCGCACCTACTATCCGAAAGCGTTTTTTTATGGTAGCACGGTGTGACGGCAAGTCAATAGTTTTCCCAGAGCCTACTAATGGGGTGGGACTTAAACCATATAGGACGGCGGCTGAGTGTATTGACTGGAGCATACCATGCAAGTCGATTTTCGGGCGAAAAAAGCCGCTTGTAGAAAACACTCTGCGTAGAATAACAAAAGGTATGGATAAATTTGTTATTAAAAATCCAAATCCATTTATAGTAACTGTAAATCACGGAGGCAATGGATTCAGAGGACAAAGCATAAGCGATCCGCTTAAAACGGTGACATCAAAACATGGATATGGCGTTGTCGTTCCCTCTCTGATACAGTATCATTCCGAGACAGCAAAGAGTGAGGTCAGAGGACAGTCGGTCTGCCAGCCTTTGATGACTGTTGATGCGAGTCCAAGATACGCTGTAACATCGGCGAACATTATAAAATATTATGGCGGAGATAGTTGCTCAGCTGCAGATGAACCTTTGCATACGATAACAACAAAGGAGCGTCATGCGCTTATCAAACACTATCTGTGTGTATTTCGTAATAATCAGGACTGCAAATCACTAACAGAGCCGTTACCGACTGAATGCACGAGTGCTGGACATTTTGCGTTGATAAATACAGAAATAGTCAAATACGGTGAAGGCACACAGCTCGGGCACTGGCAAGATGTCAGAGCAATGCTGAACAACTATTGCGGATATGAACTCGCAGACAATGAAGTGTTACTGTTGCTTATAGACTGTGAACGCTATTTTATCGCTGACATCGGTATGCGTATGCTTGAGCCTCGTGAGCTGTACAGAGCGCAGGGTTTTCCTGATGACTATATAATCGACTTTGATGTAAACGGTAAAAAATATAGCCGCTCGGCGCAAATTGCGAGATGTGGTAACGCAGTGCCTCCGCCGTTTGCAGAAGCATTAGTGCGTGCCAATCTTCCCGAGATGTGTAATAAAAAATACAGCAGCATGGAAGAAATAAAACAAGAGGCTGCCGTATGACCTGCTCTCACTGCGGCAAGACCGCAGAAGAAAATGAAAAGCTGAAGTTACAGATAGCTGAACTTGAAAAGCGTCCTGTCGAAGTGGCAGTTGCCGAACCCTCAGCGGAGGATATTGCAAAAATAAGAGCAGAAGTCGAAGCTGCCGCAAGAGCGGAATACGATAAAAAGCTTGCTGATGAAAAGAAAAAAGTGCAATCGATTGCACACGAAGAAGCAAGTGGCAACAGTAAAGAAATCTTCAAGATTCATCTGAAAAATATACAGCGTGAATTCAATGAAGCGTTAGAACTTGTAAGCAATGCGTCAGAAAATGAACGCAGCAGTTATATAAAGGCTTTCCGTGCCGCTCTGAATGCGTGCGAGGATTTGATTGCTAAGTTATAAGGAGGAAAACCAAATGTCAGTAAAAATCAGTTCGCTTGAAATTGAAAATGTCAAGCGAGTAAAAGCGGTACAGTTAACGCCTGCCGAGAACGGTCTTATGATAATCGGCGGTAAGAACAATCAGGGCAAGACATCGGTACTTGACGCTATCGCATGGGCACTCGGCGGTGACAGGCTGAAACCGTCACAGGCTGTGCGGGAAGGCTCTGTGATTCCGCCCCACATGGAAGTTACGCTCAGCAACGGTATAAAGGTAGTCAGGAGCGGCAATAACAGTACGCTCAAGGTTATTGATCCGGACGGCAACAAGGGCGGTCAGCAGTTGCTCAACGAATTTGTAGAGCAGTTTGCGCTTGATCTTCCTAAGTTTCTTGGTCAGTCAAGTAAGGAAAAGGCGGATACGCTACTCAGAATAATCGGTGTAGGCGATAAGCTGTACGAACTTGAAACCGAAGAACAGAAGCTGTACAATCAGCGTCACACTATCGGTCAGATAGCGGATCAGAAGAAGAAATACGCTAAGGAAATGCCGGTATTCGCAGATGCTCCGAAAGAGTTTGTGTCAGCAACCGAGCTTATCAGACAGCAGCAGGATATTCTTGCAAGAAACGGCGAAAATCAGCGTAAAAGACAGCTCAGAGAGCAGTACGACAGAGAACTTGAGTTGGCTCGGAAGGCATACGAAGAAGCACAGGCAAGACTTGAAACGGCAACGGTAAACGCTGAAACCGCACATCGTGACGCTGAAGACCTTGCAGACGAGAGCACAGCAGAGCTTGAACAGAGTATAGCAGACATTGAGCAGATAAACGCAAAGGTCCGTGCAAATCTTGACCGTGAAAAAGCTGAACTTGACGCTGAAGCGTATAAAACTCAGTATATACAGCTTACCGAAGAAATACAGTCTGTCAGAAAAGCTAAAACAGATCTTCTTGACGGTGCAGACTTACCGCTTGAGGGCTTGTCGGTAGATAACGGCGAGCTTACATACAACGGTTTTAAATGGGATAATATGTCCGGCTCGGAACAGCTCAAGGTTGCGACCGCAATTGTCCGCAAGCTCAATCCTAATTGCGGATTTGTGCTTATAGACAAGCTGGAACAGATGGATACCGATACGCTGAACGACTTTGGCAGATGGCTTGAAAGCGAGGGCTTACAGGCAATCGCCACAAGAGTAAGCACGGGTGACGAGTGCAGTATCATAATCGAGGACGGCTATTCAAAGCCGGTTGAAAAGAAAGAAACTACAACATGGAAGGCAGGTACATTTTGATGAGTACAACAATGAACATCACTAAAGGCAGAATCGAAACCGCCAAGAAGGTGGTTATATACGGCCCTGAGGGAATAGGCAAGTCAACATTTGCATCGCAGTTTCCCGATCCGTTATTCATCGACACCGAAGGCAGTACAAAGGAAATGGACGTTGCCCGTTTTGATAAACCGACATCGTGGGAGCTGCTTAAGAGCCAGATTGAGTATGTCAAGCTCAATAAGCCTTGTGCTACGCTTATAATTGATACGATAGACTGGGCGGAACAGCTTTGCATCAAGTCTATCTGCGATAAGTACGACAAAAAGGGCATCGAGGATTTCGGCTATGGCAACGGTTATGTGTACGAAAAGGAAGAGTTCGGCAGGTTCCTTAATCTGCTTGAAGAGGTTATCGAAGCCGGAGTTAACGTTGTACTTACAGCTCACGCTATCCTCAGAAAGTTTGAACAGCCCGATGAGCTCGGAAGCTATGACCGCTGGGAGCTGAAGCTTGGCAAGAAGACAACCAATCTTATATCTCCTCTTGTTAAAGAATGGGCTGATATGGTGCTTTTCGCAAACTACAAGACTATTTCGGTAGCGGTTGACAAGGACGGCAAAAAGCATAAGGCACAGGGCGGCAGACGCATAATGTACACGTCACATCATCCCTGCTGGGACGCAAAGAATCGTTACGGTTTGCCGGAAGAAATTCCGATGGAGTACGGGCAGATAAAGCACATTATCGAAAGGAATATTGCCGCACAGCCTGCCGTTACCGTTCAGACTGCACCTGTTGCAAAAGTGGCAGCTGCAGAAAACGCAACAACCGCCACGAATGATAATGTAATGTCGGCTCCTGCTCCGGCAATAACACAGGAAAGCTCAGGCATACCCAAAGCTCTTGCGGACCTTATGACAGCAAACAGCATAACGGAAGAGCAGATAAGAGCGGCAGTAGCAAGCAAGGGATATTTCCCTGCCGATATGCCGATAAAGGACTATCCCAAGGAATTTATCGAGGGCGTGCTTATCGGGGCATGGGAGCAGGTAAAAGCAATGATAACGGAAATGCTTATGACAGACTATGAGAACGAGGCTTACCCGTTCTGATAAACGAAAGGAGAAATAACACATGAGTGAATTTGAAAAAGAATTAGGCTGGGACGACGTAATTGAGAAAGAAAGCGATTTTACGCTTCTTCCCGCAGGTGACTACGACTTTACGATAACAGGCTTCGAGCGTGCAAGGCATGAGGGAAGCGAAAAACTTCCGCCTTGCAACAAGGCTGTAGTATCTATTCATATAGATGCTCCGGAAGGCTCAACTACAATTCAGCATAATCTGTTTTTGCACAGCAAGTGCGAGGGTATGCTTTCGGCGTTCTTTATCGGCATAGGTCAGAAGAAACACGGCGAACCGCTTCGCATGAACTGGAACAACGTCATCGGTGCCAAAGGTCGTTGCAAGGTGTACATAGATACTTGGAAGAACAAGAACGGCGAAGAAATGCAGTCTAACAGAATAAAAAAATTCTATGAGCCGTCACCTGCACAGACTGTTTCTCAGGCACCTGCAAGCTCTCAGGCGGGTGTATTTACACCGGGTAAATTCTGATGGAATTAAGACCGTATCAGAAAGAAGCCAAAACAGCGGTACTTTCACAGTGGGAGCAGGGCAATTCAAAAACCCTGCTCGTACTGCCTACGGGTTGCGGTAAAACGATAGTTTTTGCAAAAATCGCAGAAGACCGTGTCCGCAACGGCGAAAGGGTACTTATACTTGCACACAGGGGCGAACTGCTTGAACAGGCGGCAGACAAGATACTGAATGCCTGCGGGCTTGGCTGTGCTGTAGAAAAGGCGGAAGAAAGCTGTATAGGCTCATGGTATCGTATAACAGTAGGCTCTGTACAGTCGCTTATGAGAGAAAAGCGACTTGCACAATTTTCAAAAGACTATTTCAATACGATCATAATTGATGAAGCGCATCATTCCATTTCGGACAGCTATCAGAAGATACTTGGATATTTTGATGAAGCAAAGGTACTCGGAGTTACGGCAACGCCGGACAGAGGAGATATGAAAAATCTCGGGCAGGTATTCGACAGCCTGGCGTATGAATATACTTTGCCGAGAGCTATCAAAGAAGGGTATCTTTCACCAATAAAGGCACTCACCATTCCTCTGAAACTCGATCTGACAGGTGTCGGTACTCAGGCAGGAGATTATAAGGCGAGTGACATTGACACGGCTCTTGACCCTTATCTGTATCAGATAGCGGATGAAATGCTGAAATATTGCAAGGAACGTAAAACGGTAGTATTTCTGCCGCTTATAAAAACGAGTCAGAAATTCTGCAAGATACTTAACGAAAAAGGCTTCCACTCGACAGAAGTCAACGGAAACAGCGTTGACAGAGGTACTGTTCTTGCTGATTTCGATAGCGGTAAATATAATGTGCTGTGTAATTCAATGCTTCTGACGGAAGGCTGGGACTGTCCAAGCGTAGATTGCGTAATAGTTCTCAGACCTACTAAGGTAAGAGGGCTGTTCTGTCAGATGGTCGGCAGAGGAACAAGGCTTTGTGAGGGTAAGAAAGATCTGTTGCTTCTTGACTTTTTGTGGCATACCGAAAGGCACGAGCTGTGTCGTCCTGCACATTTGATATGCGAAAGCCCGGAAGTCGCCGAAAAGATGACTGAAAATATTGCAAAGGCAGGTATGCCGGTTGACATTGAGCAAGCGGAAGAAAAAGCAAAAGAAGATGTAGTTGCTCAGCGTGAGGAAGCACTTGCAAAACAGCTTGCGGAAATGAAAAAACGCAAGAGAAAACTTGTAGATCCTCTCCAGTATGAAATGAGCATTCAGGCGGAAGACTTATCTTCTTATGTTCCTGCGTTCGGTTGGGAGTGCTCTCCGCCGTCGGATAAGCAAAAGGCGACCCTTGAAAAGCTCGGTATATTCCCCGACGAGATAGACAATGCCGGCAAAGCTCAGCTGTTACTTGATAGGCTCGGCAAACGGCGCAATCTCGGACTTACTACTCCAAAGCAGATACGTTTTCTTGAAAGCAGAGGTTTTCAGCACGTAGGCACATGGCAGTTTGAAAGTGCAAGAAATCTGATTGACAGAATAGCGGCTAACAACTGGCACGTTCCGAACGGAATAGATCCTGCAAGCTATGAACCGAAGGTGGTGAATAATTCAGATGTCGGAATTTGATTTTGACCTTAACGAAGCACTTAAATATATAAGCCCGTCAGACCTTTCCTATCAGGAATGGGTGAATGTCGGTATGGCGCTCAAAGAAGAGGGATATTCCGTTACCGTATGGGATAACTGGTCGGCAAATGACAACAGATACCATAAAGGCGAATGTGAAAAGAAATGGGAGAGCTTCAACGGCTCTTCCTCTCCTGTCACCGGTGCTACCATAGTTCAGATGGCTAAGGACAGAGGAATGATGTTCGGCACGGGAGAAGACAGAGAGCTTGACTGGGACGATGAAATATCATACGAACATCACGATGAACACGTTGTTGTAAATAAAAACTGGATAGAGGGCAAAGAGATAAACGCTCCGACAGACTGGCAGCCTCACAGAGAAATAATCAGATACCTTGAAGCATTATTCGAGCAGAGCGAAAATGTCGGATATGTTGTGCAAAGCTACGAAAAAGACGGTAAATTCATCCCTGCCAACAAGGGCTATTATGACCGCACGGCAGGTCAGCTTATCGAATCATTGTCGCAGTGTGACGGCGATATAGGCTCTGTTCTCGGTGATTACAACACTCAGGCGGGGGCATGGATACGTTTCAACCCTCTTGACGGCAAAGGCGTTAAAAACGAAAACGTAACCGAATACAGATATGCGCTTGTTGAAAGTGACAATGTAGATATAGAAAAACAGCACGCAATCATCTGCGAGCTTGAACTGCCCGTAGCTGTGCTTGTGTACAGCGGAAAGAAGTCACTGCACGCTATTGTAAAGGTAGATGCCGCAAATTACGATGAATACCGTAAACGTGTAGATTTTCTGTATCAGATATGTCAGAAAAACGGACTGTCACCCGATACGCAGAATCGTAATCCGTCAAGATTATCACGTCTTCCCGGTGTTCAGCGTGGTGAAAACAGGCAGTACATAGTTGATACAGACATCGGTAAAAACGGTTGGGATGAGTGGCGGGAATGGATAGAAAGTGTAAATGACGACCTGCCCGATACCGAGAGCATGGCTGATGCGTGGAGCAATCTTCCGGAACTTGCACTGCCACTTATTGATGGTATACTCAGACAGGGACATAAAATGCTTATCGCAGGACCGTCAAAGGCGGGTAAGTCGTATGCTCTTATAGAAATGTGCTGTGCAATAGCGGAAGGCAAAGAATGGCTTGGCTGGAACTGTACCAAAGGTAGGGTGTTGTATGTAAATCTTGAGCTTGACAGGGCTTCTTGCCTGCACCGTTTCAAAGATGTATATACAACACTTGGCTGGGAACCTCAAAATCTTAGTAATATTGATATATGGAACCTAAGAGGTAAGTCTGTGCCGATGGACAAGCTCGCACCGAAACTTATCCGCCGTGCGAGCAAGAAGAACTATATCGCCATTATCATAGACCCGATTTATAAGGTTATTACCGGTGACGAGAACAGCGCAGATCAGATGGCGCATTTCTGCAATCAGTTTGATAAGGTATGCACGGAACTTGGCTGTGCAGTTATATACTGCCATCACCATTCAAAAGGTGCACAGGGCGGTAAGCGTTCAATGGACAGAGCCTCGGGTTCAGGTGTATTCGCAAGAGATCCCGATGCACTGCTTGACCTTACGGAGCTGGAGCTTACCGACAGCATAATAAAGCACGAAAAAGATAAGATGACCTGTAAGATCTGTTACGATCAGCTGAAGAAATGCGGACACGAAGACGATGTTTCACAGGATGATATATGCAGTGCAAAGCAGATGCGTGAAGCGCTCAGAAACGCTGTGCCGGACGCAGATTATAAGCATGTGTGTGATTTCATTACCAAGTGTGAAAAACGCACAGAGAGCCGTACAGCGTGGCGTATAGAAGGCACGCTCCGAGAGTTCCCGAAGTTCCCGCCGGTGAACGTTTGGTTTGATTATCCCGTTCATCGTATAGACAAGACCGACGTATTAAAAGACATACAGCCCGATGACGGCAGAGCAGTAGGCTGGCAGAAGAATTTCAGCAAGAAAAAGACCGAAAAGGAACGTAAGGACGAGCGTAAAGAATCGCTCGAAACGGCATTTGATGCTTGCATGATTGACGGCAAGGTTACTTTATCCGGTATGGCCGAGTATATGGGCGTGACCGAAAAGACGGTCCGAAACCGTATAAAAGAGCACGGCGGTTTCTGGATTGACGATAACGAGGTAGGGAAAAAGTCGAAGTGAAAACTTTCATTGCGAGGGAAAATCTCGGTGATTTTCATTTTCACTGACAGGGAAAATGTCGAGAAAATTTCTTTCACTGTCAGTGAAAAAGTCGAGAATTTTCACTTTCCCTACAGAGTGAAAAAGTCGGTGAATTATCGAGATTTTCACTGTCAGGGAAAATCTATTATTATAAACAATACTTCTGTCGGGGCAGAGGTAGCCCGACAGAAAGTATTTTGAATAATGACGCACACGAGGAGGTGCAAACTTAAATGGCAAAAACAAGCAAAGCAAGACAAGTTATAATCGAGGCAGCTAAAAAAATGCCGCCGCTGTTTCACAAGATTCCCGATGAAGATTTTGATTACAGAAAAGCAAGGACACTCTGGTGGCTCGTCAAACAGCCGGAAGTTCTTAAGTATGTCTGGGATATAGTCAAACAGTCGGGCGCAGTGATATATGACGGCACAACTCGCAAATGGCACGGTGTAGATTTTGAGGAGGTCGATGATGAAGACTGAATTTTTTATGCCGATGATACCGCCTACGGTAACGGCACAGGAACACAAAGTAACGGTTTCTCACGGCAAGCCGATATTCTATGATCCGCCCGAAGTCAGATCAGCGAAGGCTAAACTGACAGCGTACCTTTCTCAGCATAAACCCGACAAGCCGTATAAAAAGGGCGTAAGGCTGACGACAAAGTGGCTGTTCCCGAAAGAACAGCACAAAGACGGAGAGTATCGTATAACGAAGCCAGATACCGACAATCTTCAGAAAATGCTGAAGGACTGCATGACTGTTTGCGGGTTCTGGACTGATGATGCGCTTGTCGCAAGCGAGATATGCGAAAAGTTCTGGGCGGCAAATCCCGGAATATATATCAAGGTCGAGGTGCTGAAATGACGATAGACGAAGTTCAGCAGGCTATGGTAAACGGTCAGACCGTAAGGCATACACACGGAGGAATAACCGCCGAATACACAATAAGCGGTGTTATATCCCGTTACAGCAAGATAAGAGGCTGGTATTATGTGCTTGAGCTTAAAGACAGAAAAGCGGACAGCTTGTCTGTCGTGAATATGGAGGAGGTTGAAAATGAAAGAATATATTAAGCGTGAAGTTTTGTCAAAAATTATGGACGATATAGCAAAAGATGAAACTTGCCCTATGAACATTGCAGCAGATATTTATTATGCTGTAGATTGCATACCTGCGGCTGATGTCGAGCCGGTAAGGCACGGATATTGGCAAGTGGGGTATTTTCGTGACCGAGTGTGCAGCTGTTGCTTACACCCCGACAATGACCTTGACGATTATCCACATTCGTACTGCCCTAACTGCGGGGCAAAGATGGACAAAAAAAGACGGACAAAGGAGATAAATAATGACTAAACGCAAACCCGCAACGGAAACCTGCCTGTTCTGTGGGCGCAAAATTCCCGACAGAAGTAATGCAGAGGCAATCAGAGAGTTTGTTCAGCGTTTTAAAAAGATAGCACGCAAGACAGAGCTAATAGAATTTGGTACGGAACGTATTGTTTCTTATGGCATCTCACCGCAGAAGTTGGATAAACTCGTAAACGAGATGACAAAGGAGGAAACATGAAAGCTGTATTAAAATATCCCGGCGCAAAGTGGCGAATATCCGAATGGATTATCTCACATTTTCCCGAACATAAAGTATACTGCGAGCCGTTTTTCGGCAGCGGAGCAGTATTTTTCAACAAGTCGCCAGCCTACATAGAAACGATAAACGATATAGACGGGAATATCGTAAACCTTTTTAAGGTGTGCAGGGATAACCCGGAGGAACTCGCACGGCTAATAGAATTTACGCCGTTTGCCAGAGAAGAATTTGAGAATTGTTACGATAAATCGGATGATCCCATAGAACAAGCTCGGCGAACGCTCGTGCGGTATCATCAGTCTTTCGGAACGAGCAACAGCAGTAAAAAGTCGTGGAGAAATGTTCAGACCTACGGAGGGCCGAGAACAGCAACCATGTGGAACTATCTGCCCGGAAGAATATCGGAGATTTGTGCAAGGCTTAAAGAAGCACAGATTGAAAATATCGACGCAATAGAGTTAATACGGCGCTACAACGATGAAAATACGCTTTTATATTGCGATCCGCCCTATCTGCAGAGCCTTAGAAAGAAAAATATGTATTCATGCGAATTGTCGGAGGAGTACCACATAAATCTGCTGAGTGTACTTAAAGAAAGCAAGTCCAAAATCGTGTTGAGCGGGTACGATAGTCAGCTGTACAACTCAATGCTTTCAGGGTGGAATACCGATGAGAAGCAGACAATGGCTCAGATGGGTAAACATCGAGTAGAAAAAATATGGTTTAATTTTTGAGGAGGTACAATGACCGCTAAAGAATACCTATCACGCTATCACCTTATCAACATACGCATAAATCAAAAGATAGATCAACAACGACAGCTTCGGGAGCTCGCTACCAACATATCGCCGTCATCGGGCGGAGGACACAGCAGCGGGGTATCAGACAAGGTGGGTATGGCTGTTGCAAAAATCGCAACGCTGGAGCAGGAGATAAACGCAGAGATAGACGAGCTTATCCGTGTCAAGGCTGAGATAGAGCATACTATATCGGCAGTGGCTGACGAGCGATTAAGGCTGATACTGATAGCACGGTACATAAACTGTAAGACATTTGAGTATATTGCCTGTGAGATGCACTACTCGTATAAGCAGATATGCCGACTTCACGGTAAAGCACTTCTGAGGGTGCAAGATGTCCTTGAATGTCCTATTGCATCTGTGATATAATTACGATAGAAAAGAAGCGAAAGCGTAGTGACCGAGGAGCGGCTAATAAGCCGCCAGGTCACCTTTTCTATCAATTATGCGTACAAGAGTATCCATTGGACCTCCTTTTTCTTAGTCGAGCCGTCCGCTCTTCTGATTCTTTCGTGCGGACGGTGACGAATACTTCAAGCACTCTGCAAAGAGTGCTTTTCTTATATCATAAATTATGTTAAAAGCTTGTTCGAGATGTGGCAAGATCCACAAGCCCGGAGAATGCACGGCCGGGATAAAGTATACACAGAAGATACGGGACAGCGAAGCCGACAGGTTTCGCAACCGCAAGATATGGCGCAGAAAAGCTGATGAAATACTCGAGCGTGACGGTCACTGCTGCAGGGTGTGCCTGTCGGCAGGCGTTATCAACAGCACGGATCTGTCTGTGCATCATATTGTACCGCTAAAGGTCGATTATGACCGCAGGCTTGATAACGACAATCTTATAACGCTTTGCCGCTATCATCACGAGGCGGCGGAACGTGGGCGTATCAGCAGGCATGAACTGGCAACTATGACTTGTACCGTCGATTTTTCACACCACAACATATAGCGGTATAATGCTATACACCACAATATATAGTGTACCCCCCCTACCCTTGCGATTCCGAAGGGGTCACGGTCTGACATCAGACCGACACCTCTTTACACAATATATTCCCGATATGACTTTGAGAGGAGTGAGTATATGCCCAGAGGAGCAAAAACAATAGAAAACTGTGCGGGACACAGGACAAAGAAAGAAAAAGAAGTCCGTGATAAAGCCGAAGCGGCTATGCTCACAGGGCAGAAGTGTTTTGAGCGTGACTGTGTAAAGGCTGATCCGGTAGCGCACAAGGAGTACCTGCGGCTGACAAAACTGCTCAGCAAGATACAGAAGAACGATGCACTGTACGGAGCAAGTATCAACCGATATTGCGAGTTGTACAGCGAAGTAAACGCTGTCAAAGCAGACGCAGTAACACAGAGAGCGGTGCTGTCGAAGATTGAGATAGCTTTTAATAATTTATCGGATGAGGAAATAACAGGCGATGAACTGATGAAGTTTACAAAGCTGATGTCCGGAGCTCTTGCAAAGATAGCCGACCTTGACAAGATAATAATGCAGAAGCGAAAAATGATGAGCGACATCGAAAAGGAAAACGGTTGGACGGTGCTTTCCGCTATCAGAGCAATACCGAAGCAGGCGGAAAATTCCGAAGATGACGCTTTAATGAAGATATTACAGGGAGGCAAGAATAATGGGGCTGTTTGATAAGATATTCAGGCGTGACACTGAAGGCACGGATATTGAAGTGGCTTTCGGGCTAAAGCAGATAAGCAATATAACGAGAGAACAGGCGCTTGAGATCCCTGCGGTTTCAGCGGCTGTTAATTTTATAGCCGGCACAATAGCAAGCCTGCCGATAAGGCTGTACAACAGCAATGACGAAGTTCAGACAGCGGCGGAAATCACTGAGGATAACCGCTTGTATCTGCTGAACGAAGAATCGGGCGATACTCTGAACCCGACAGAAATAAAGCGTGCGGTTATCCGTGATATGCTCCTTGACGGAACGGGATATATGCACATAGAGCGGAGCGGAAACGAGGTTTTGGCTCTCAGATATGTCCGTGACAGTGCTGTAAGTGTGGAGAAAAATTCTGACGCTATTTATAAGACTCTCCGTATGCTTGTTGACGGCAGAGTGTACAACCCGTGGGATTTCGTCATTCTCAGTCGCAACAGCGTTGACGGAGGAAAGGGAGTAAGCATACTTGCCGAGAATCCCACGCTCTTGACATCAAGCTATATGCTGTTACAGCTTGAAAAGTCGATGAGCCGCAGAGGCGGTAACAAGAAGGGCTTTCTGCGCACAGAGCACAGAGTAGACGAGCCAGCGTTGCAGGCTATACGGGAAGCATGGAGAAAGCTTTATAGCAACAACGGTGACGGTATGATGATACTGCAGAACGGGCTCGACTTCAAGGAAAGCAGCTCCACCGCCGTTGAGATGCAGTTAAATCAGAACAAGGTGACAAATGCAGAGCAGATAGCAATGCTATTTGGCTTATCTCCCGATGTGCTGTCGGGCAGAGCCGATGACAGAACGTATATCAACAGCATAAGGACAGCCGTACTGCCTGTTGTTTCTGCGCTTGAAATGGCGCTTAACAGGGCGTTATTGCTTGAGAAAGAAAAGCATAGTAAGTATTTTGTCATAGATACTTCTGAACTGCTCAAGGCTGATATTCTGACACGCTATCAGGCGTATCAGATAGGTCTTGCAGCAAACTTCTTACAGCCGGACGAAATACGCTTCAAGGAAAACCTTGCGCCGCTCGGACTTGACTTTATCAAGCTCGGCCTTAACGATGTGCTTTATGATCCGAAAACAAAGCAGATATACACGCCGAATACCGACAGCCACGCTAAAATTGATGATGCGGGCTTGCAAAGCGGCGATGAGGGTGATATAATAGCAGAAAAGAGAGAAAACCCTTATCACGCCAAAGACGGTAAGTTTACGAATGCGCCGGGCGGGAAAATTAAATCCGTTACGGTCAGCGATGACGGCATAGTGACTACGGTTTATGAAGCACAGGCTAAAACAAAGTATGCACCATCGCCACAGAAAAATCACAGCGGTATACAGGTAAAGCCAAAGACTTATACAAAGCTGCGCGGAGAGTTTAATACCATTTATCCGGGTAGCAAAAAAGGAGAAAGTGGATATATAAGTAAAGGCAAGTATCGTTATAAAGTAGAATCAGACGGAGAGGGCGGCATAATTATACGAAAGAAATGGAGGCAGAATTAGTTATGAAAAAAGAAGAACTGTACGGAAAATATCAATCAGAATATCAAAAACGTATTATAGAACGTTTTGCGGATACAATTCCTGAATATATATACCCGCCAAACGATGACGTTTCACGTAAAAATTATGATGTATATATGAGTTTTATCTGCCTTCTTGAAGCCCCAGAGCAATATCAGACGGCAGATAAAGTCATAGATTATTTAGAAAAAAATCCGAAAGCAACAGTCGAAGATACGTGCAAGTATTTTGACGAGATAACACCGGACGGTTTACCGCCCTGCGCTTCTGAATGGGAAGATGACGAGGACGAAGAATGAAATTGAATATGACGGCCGCTCTTAACAAGGGCGGTTTTCTTATGCCCTCGTGCAATCGATTGCACTTGACTTGAACACAAACTTTGCAAAAACAGCCGTTTTTTGTGAAGTTCGGCGCAGATCAGAACCAAACTTAATAATTTTACCGCTCTTAAAAAGGGCGGTATTTTTATACCCACAACACAGAAAGGAGTGATAAAAATGAAAATCGAAATCCGCTCCGCTGATCTTATGCACATCAGCGGATATGTAAACGCTGTCGAGCGTGACAGCAAGCAGCTGCCTGCGTCAATGGCACCTGGTATGACAACGCCGTTTGTCGAACGTATCGTAAGCGGTACGTTTGCAAAAAGCCTTAAAGATCATCCAAAGGTCGAGCTGAGGTTCAATCACAGCAAGGTGCTTGACACTACAGACGGAACGCTTAAACTGCGTGAGGACAGCATAGGACTTCACGCAGAAGCCGACATCACCGACAGAGAGGTAATCGCAGAGGCGAGAGCAGGGCACCTGACAGGGTGGAGCTTCGGCTTTTCTGGAGCACAGGCACACATTGAGCCGTGTGACGAGGGTGTACAGCGCAGAATGATTACGGGGCTGACACTGCACGAGGTGTCAATTCTCAACCGCAATCCCGCATATATCGCCACGTCAATAGAAACGAGAGGCGAAGAAACGACCGTGACGGAACAGCGCAGTGCCGGAAACGATACGGTCGAGGTAACAGGTGAAATCCGGGAGTTTATCCCCGATTACAGCAAGGAAATAGAAATTTTACAGCTTATGTCGGATTACACCGACGGAAAGGAAACAGTATGAATTTAAAAGCACTCATCGAAAAGAGAAATGCTCTTATCGCCGATATGATGTCACTCTGCGATAAGGCTACAGCAGAAACAAGAGCGATGACAACAGAGGAGCAGACAGACTATGACGCTAAGAAGGCGGAAGTCGAAGCACTGAACAAGACGATCCGCTCAATCGAGGAGCAGCACACTCTTAATCTGAACTCCGCAAAGGCTGACGGCACAGCAACCGACAAGGAACAGGCAGAGACAAGAGCCTTCGAAAACTATCTGCGTACAGGCCAGATAGTCGAAACAAGAGAAGATGTCAATCTGACAAAGGGCGATAACGGCGCAGTTATTCCTGCAACTATCGCAAACAAGATAATCCGTAAGGTTATCGACATCTGCCCTATCTATCAGATGGCGACAAGATACACGCTCGGCGGTACGCTCTCGATTCCCTACTACGACGAAGGAACGCAGGCTATCTCAATGGCGTATGCTACAGAGTTTACGGACCTTGCAAGCACATCGGGTAAGTTCCTCAGCATCGAGCTTAAGGGCTATCTTGCAGGCGCACTCTCAAAGGTTTCAAGAAGCCTTATCAACAACTCGCAGTTTGACATCGTTTCTTACGTTATAAACGAGGTTTCGATCGCAGCGGCAAAGTGGATCGAAAGTCAGCTTATCAACGGCACAGCAAGCAAGATAGACGGTCTTGCCGCAGGCGTTACACAGGTGGTAACGACCGCATCGGCGACAGCTATCACAGCAGATGAGCTTATCGACCTGCAGGAAACAATACCTGATGTATACCAGGACAATGCCTGCTGGATCATGAACAAGGCTACAAGAACCGCTATAAGAAAGCTCAAGGACAATGAGGGCAGATATATCCTTAATCCCGATGCAACGGCAAAGTGGGGCTATACGCTGTTCGGTAAGCCCGTATACACAACCGATAGCGTATCGGCTATTGCTTCCGAAAAGACAGCTATCTACTACGGCGATATGAGCGGCCTTGCAGTTAAGACTTCCGAAGATGTGTCTATCCAGATACTCAACGAAAAGTACGCAACACAGCACGCTGTTGGCGTTATTGCCTGGGTAGAAATCGATGCAAAGGTCGAGAATGCCCAGAAGATTGCCGCCCTTAAAATGAAGAAGGCAGGAGGCTAATAATCTATGACAGTAAAGGCAACGACCAACTTTTCGGGCACCGTCAGTATGGCAAAGGGCGAGGAGCGTGAGCTCCCTGCCGGTCCTGTGCTGAATGATCTGCTCTCCTGCGGGTACATAGTGCCTGTAGACAAGGAGGAGAAAAGTGAAGCTAAGCGAGGTAACAAGCGCAAAGATTAAGGCATTCTGCGGTGTCAGCGATGACGAGGACGGAATGCTTGAAATCTGTGCCGGAGCGGCAAAGTCCTATATCAAGGGCTATACGGGGCTTGATGATACTCAGATAGACGAATACGAAGACATCACGGTGGCTTACTTAGTGCTTATAAACGATATGTATTCCTCTCGTGACTTCTCGTCCGACAGAGCGTCACAGAACCCCGTGACCGCTCAGATACTCGCCCTGCACAGCGTAAATCTGCTGAACGGAGTGAATGAGAATGACATTTAACAGAAAAATCACGCTCATATCCTCCGAGCAGAAAAACGGCTCGCAGGGCAAAGCGGACAGGGCGGCAAAGGCCGTATACGCAAAGGTTTCCGAGCCTGGCGTAACGGCAAAATATGCCGCCGAAACGGCAGGATACAAGTCGGAACTTACGGTGTATATGTGGAGACGTGAATACAGCGGTCAGTCTGTCGTACAGATTGACGGCAGGCGGTATCACGTCGAAACAACCGGAGCGGCCGACAGCGATCTGCATATAAAGCTGATACTGACGAGAGGAGGCTGACATGATAACAGAAAAGATTGATTCGGCACTCTCGGCGGTATTTGAGCATTTTTACAGCTATATGCCCGAATTTGAGGACGGTGAAGAACCGGAGAAGTATGCGGTGTACAATTTATCGTACAGAGATACGTTCTTCAGCTCCGGCAGGGCAAATATACGGCAGTATGCCTTGTCTGTGAGTGTTTTCTCACCGCAGGCGGACATTGAGCTGTATGACAAAACGCAGACGGCGATAGAGAATGTAGGCGGTATATTTACCGGCACTACCGATCTGTCGCAGTTTGATGTTTATCCCAACAGAAAAATTTTAGTCATGGAGTTTACGCTCTATGAGGAAAGGACATAATTATGGCAAAAGTAACACAGGGTACAGATCGTAAGTCGGCTGTATGCACCAAGCGTTTTGCGTATGCGCCGCTGACAACGGATAACGCCGATACACTGGCATACGGTGATGTGACCGAGATCAAGGACATACTTATCACAACAAAGTACATGCCTAAAATGAACAGCGCATCGCAGTATGCAAGCGGCGTTGAAGTTGACAGCTATGTAGCGAAGGCAGGCGGTACGCTTGACGTAACAATCGTAAACACCAACACTGCCGATGAGGTAGCGCTTTTCGGTGCAAAGATAAACACAACAACAGGCGTACTTGAAAGCGGCAAGGACGATGTTGTACCAGATGTAATGTGCATCTACAGCACTATGACATCAGACGGAAAGATAAACCTGTATAAGTTCCCAAAGTGCAAGTTCGCATCACAGGGCGAGAACGTACAGACAACCGATGAGAACGGCGTAACATTCAACAGCCTTGCACTGCAGGCAAATTACAAGGCGCTTATCAACAAAGGCGTTGATATGTACTGCGTAAAGGGTCTTGATCCCGTTACAGACAAGGCGAGCATTGACGCATGGTTTGCGACCGCTTCAGGCGTTATTGTAGCCGAAGTGTAAAAAAGTACAGATATGACGGGGCGGGAAACTGCCCCGAAAATTATCTATAGGTGAAAAATGGAACTGATATTAAGATACATAGAACTGCTTGATTTATGCCGCAGTGAACTTTACGATACGTTCCTTGTGGATATAGAGGAAAGATGCCTTGAAGAGATAGGAATACTGCTGAGATATAACCATAACCACGACCCGCAAACGGGTAGGTTTACGAGTGGTAACGGGGTTGACAACGGCGGAGAAAGTGGTATAATAGAACCTAAACCGACTGGAACTAACGAGTTACAGGTTAAGGGGTTTAAGAATAAGCAGAAATTGAACAACCACTGGAAGAACGGACGCACACATAGCGATGAATACCTTATTGACGGAATTATAACTGCTGAGCAGTACGAGAAAAGAGCAGTTGAATTACTTGAGTCTCCTGTTGGTGAAAATATTTGCGGGCATATTGACAAAGACAAGAATATCATTCGTTATGATATAGCTAAAAATGACTTTGTAAAGGGCAGTATTACAAAAGGTGTTATTACAATGTATAAGCCCCAAAAAGGTCGGTCTTATTACGAACAGCAGAGAACGGAGGATTTAAAACATGGAGGAAAGGCATAAGTGTCCTGTATGTGGTAAATACGAATTTGAAGCATATAATTGCATGGATATATGTGATGTTTGTGACTGGTGCGATGATGCGATACAGGAGAGCAATCCTAAATATGAGGGCGGCGCAAACAAAATGAGCCTTAATCAAGCAAGAGAGGCTTATAAAAAGGGAATACAGATAAGATAGTAATAAACCGCCCACAGCAGTGAGCGGTTTTCTTATACCCGTGTGCAATTGATTGCACAAAACTTAATAATTTCACCGCTCTTTGCAAGGGCGGTATTTTTATACCTAAAAGGAGCAACAATGTTCACAGAACTTTTAAACAAGAAAATTTACATCACAGATACTTTATATCTGCGATATGACATAAAAGCGTTTATAGAAGCGGAAGAAAAGGGCATCAGCCCGTTTGAACTGACATTTCCTCTGCCGCTTGACTACATCAGAGCGGGGCTCAGGTGTTGCTTTGATGAACTGGGAGCCGACCCTGTAAAACGTTCTGAGATAGTGGCATATATGATAAAGGAATTGTCGCAGGAATACCTGCAGGACAGGGTGCTTGCCGCTACGACCGCCGCACTTCCTGCGCCGATAGTGGGAAGTAAGCCGACAGAAGAAAAGCCCGACTTCAAGAAGCTTCGCAGTCTGTTTATAGATATTATGGGACGGACGGAGGAAGAATTCACATATTCCACGCTGTACGAAATAACGGACAGATGGAACGACTACGCAACGTTTATGGGGTACAAAGCCCCGACAGAGAGGTTTGTACAGTATGACGATTAAAGACAGCCGTGCGTACAAATACGCCGTGTGGGCATCGCAGGACAGCTCCGGTAAGGTCGGAAGATACGTCAGAAAACAGTGCGCCGAATGGCTTAAAGCTGTCGATGACGGTTATGTAGATGTTCAGGAATGGAACAAGATAACCGCACTGCTCAAAGCCATACAGCACCCGGACTTAGGCCGTGATATGTACTCATCGCTTGAAGATTACAGCCTGCTTTTTATCTATGCGGTGCTTTGCACGAAAACAGACGGAAAGCTGTATTACAGCACGGGATTGCTCGAAATAGCCCGAAAGAACTACAAGACGTTCACAGCGGCGGTAATATTCATCATCGGTATGCTGACGCTGCCACGTTTTTCCCGTCTGTTCTCTGTAGCTCCCGACTTAAAGCTGTCAAGCGAACTTAAGGTTGCTATCAAGAAAATTATAAAATCCTCTCCGCTGCTTGAAAAGCATTTCAAGATTATGCGGTCCGAGATCAGATGCTTGATGTGTGATACAGAGTATACTCCGCTTGCGTACAGTAAGGATAAGCTGGACGGTAAGCTTGCGCATCTGTTCCTTGCCGATGAAGTCGGGGCTATGGACGGTTATCCGGTTGAAGCAATGCGTTCCTCGCAGATCACGCTTAAGAGCAAGCTCGGAATACTTATTTCCACACAGTACCCGAATGATGATAACGGCTTAAAGGACGAAATCGACATAGCAAAGAAACAGCTTGACGGGGTGTACAGCTCCGGCAAGAAATATTTTGCGTTGCTTTACGAGCCGGATATTGAGCTTGTACCCGACTGGAGGATGAACGACAGTGTGCTGTATCAGTCGAACCCTGTAGCTGTCGATAATGTGGACTTGTTTTCGGAACTGAAAGACAACCGTCAGCTTGCCGTGCTGTATGAAAACAAGCGTGAGAACTTCCTATGCAAGCACTGCAACATTCAGTATAAGGGTATAGGTAGTGAAGGGTATGTTGACCTTATATCCGTGCAGAACTGCTCGGAGGAGATACCGGACGAGTTCTGGCGGGGGAAGATAGTGTATCTCGGACTTGACCTCTCTCAGACTGAGGATAACACGGCACTCACTATGATATGCTATCACGAGGGTAAGATATATGTTAAATCGGTATCGTTTGTTCCTGCCGAAAAGGTTGAGGAAAAATCGGTAAAGGAACACGTTAATTACAAGACGCATATCGCAAAAGGTGATTGCTTTGCGTGCGGCGATTACATCATAGATTACGGCTTTGTCGAGAATTACATACTGACGCTGAAAGAAAAGTACGGCGTTATAATAGCCCAGCTCGGCTTCGACCGTTGGAATGCGCTCTCCACAGTGCAGAAGCTCGAAAGCGCCGATGATCCGATAGAGTGCGTAGAGATACGACAGCATTCAAGCGTGCTTCACGCCCCGACAAAGTGGCTCAAGGAGCAGATACTCACGGGAAATATAGTGTTTGCGAAGAATGAACTGCTTGAAATAAATTTCAGCAACGCCCGCTGTACAGAGGACACGAACCTGAACAAGTACGTCAATAAGAAGCGTTCCGCAGGCAAGGTCGATATGGTGGTATCGCTGATAAATGCGGTGTATCTGCTTCAGCAGGAGATACTCAACGGCGATTGCGGCGTGTTTGTGCAGTATTAGGAGGATATTATGGAAAGAATAAAGGAAGATTTTATGATAGCAGGGGCTATAGTCATAGGAAAGCTGATAAAATGACACTGATACAAGGATATTTCGGTATAATCGAATTATGCCACAGCGACAGGTACGACCTTTTCCTCGTCGATATGGAACAGAGGTGTCTTGAAGAGATAGGGATGCTGCTCAGATATAACCATAACCACGATCCGCACACGGGTAGGTTTACAAGCGGTAGCGGGGTTGACAACGGCAAAAAAGATGTTGACAAATTGACAGAGAGTAGTATAATAAATTATGCAAAAGCTACAGATGTTTTCGAGGTGTCCAATAATTCTGAAAATTCTAATTTTGAATTGCAGAATGTAGTTGATTTAATGGAAAAATCAAGTGTTGGCAGAGATGCTTTGGCTAAATTATCAGAAAAAGGTGTTAAACCGATCTTCGATTATTCCGAAGTACGTCATACTAACAGAGGAATGCAACAAGGAAATTCCATCAGGCTGTATGCTCGTAATATTGCAAATGAAAGAGTGGCTGCACAGACGGTGATACACGAAACTACACATTTATATTATGGCATAGGTCAAAACCAATGGGCTGAAGCGGTTTGCTTTGCTAAAGAAAAAATGTTCTTGACGGGTAGACCGCTGACCGTTGCTGAAAAGAGATATATTATAAAACTTGCTAAAGATAATTATCCAGAATTTAATTGGAAGAAAGGCGGTTACATCAATGGAAAATGGATATAATCTCATCGAACGATTAAGAAAAGGCGAAAAAATAAAATGTGAGGTTTGCAAAAAAGGCTATTACGTCACAAACGCAAAAAGTATTTCGTTATCGCATGAATTCAAGTGTAATAACTGTAGTAGCGTTTTGAGAGTTTCTCCAAATATAACAGTCGAATAAAATACAACTGAATATAAAAAATCCACTCCGAAAGGGGTGGATTTTTTATACCCAAAACACCGAAAGGAGCAAGAAAATGTCTGATGATTTATTCACTCTCGACTTGTCCGGAATGGACCTTAAAGATCTCATTCAAGTAAATGAAATGGATAGCAAGCTGAACAACAAGATCATCCCCGAAATCCTTGAAGAAGTCGGCGATGAGCTGATAGACGAAGAACGGCGAATGCTGCAGGGCAGGTCAAACAAAGACGGCTCTCCGACAAAGCTCAGCGGTCTGTTGTCAAAGCAGATAACGAAAACAGGCAAGCTGTACAAGGTTAAAGCCGGGTATGATACAGCCGCAATTAAAGCACATCCTGAAAGCGTAATTATCGAGTTTGGCAGACCGGGCAAGAAAAGCCGCAAGAAAGGCGGCAAGGATAAGCTTGGCAGAAAAATAGGCGCTGTGCAGGCATACTCGCACATCAGAGCGGCACTTATATCAAAGAAGAAAGCAATCACGGAGCTTGCGGAAAACCGCTTCCGTGATGAAATAGAAGAACTGTGGGAAAAGGGAGGTAAAAAATAATGGCACAGGAACTTACTGCGAATTTTGGTGCGAACAGTACGAAATTTTCTAAGGGCGTACAGGAAATAAAAGCCCAGCTCACCGAGCTTAACAAAGCCCTTGAACTCAATAAGCAAGCCGTTGCAGACACAAACAAAAAAGCTAAGGAGTACGAAAAAGAACTCAATCAGCTGAAAACAGCCGAGAAAGAAAACGGCACAGTTACAAAAGAACAGAAAGCCCGGATGGCAGAGCTTGAAAAGGAGATTAACAAGGCACGCATCAGAGCTGCACAACTTAAAGCTGAACAGATCGACTTGAAAACCGAGCTGAAAGAAACCACAAGCGAGTTGAAAAAGCAGAAGGCAGGTGTTTCCGGTGTTTCCGATGAGATGAAAAAGATGAAAACGCTGATAACCGGCTTTATTGCGGCTTACGGCGGTAAAAAGCTTTGTGAACTGCTGATAGGCTCGAATGACGAAATGGAGCAGTATACAACCTCGCTTGAAGTTATGCTCGGTTCTGCATCAAAAGCATCAGCAATGATAGAGAAAATGCGGGACTTTGCCGCAAAAACGCCGCTTACGCTTGAAAACGTAATCTCCGGCGGTTCGCTTCTGATGAGCTATGGCGTGGACGAAAGCAATCTTATCGATACTATGACAAAGCTCGGAGATCTCGCACGCGGAAACGCCGAGAAAATGGACAGAATAACGCTTGCCTACGGTCAGATGCTTGCAAAGGGCAAGGTCACCGGCGAAGAACTTATGCAGATGGCGGAGGCAGGTGTACCGCTTCAGACAGCACTTGCCGAAAGCATAGGCGTGACAGGTGAAGAATTTTCCAAGATGTTTTCCGCAGGCAAGGTCGGCATAGACGATCTGAACAAGGCTATAACTGGGCTTACAACAGGCAACGGAAAGTTTGCAGGAATGATGGAAAAGCAGTCACAGACTATGCGGGGTATGCTCAGTACCTTGCTGGATAATCTGTCCGAATTTATGCGTAAAATGGGCGAGGGCGCTTTCGGAGAAGTAAAGTCGGCACTGCAGGAAGCGTCCGATCTTTTAGCGGAATGGGAGAAGGACGGAACGCTCGACAAATGGGCGCAGGGAGTAGGCGTTATGCTGAAAAACCTTATCGCTTTTCTGAAGCAGGCTATCTCTGTAGGGCTTGACTTCAAGGAAGCAATAATAGCGGGGGCTGTGGCTCTCGGTACATTTAAAATTGCCATCGGAATAGGTAATGTCATAAGTGCGGCGGTAGCGTCAATACAGCACTTTACGACAGCCACAAAGGCGGCAACGGCGGCACAGGCAACATTTAATGCTGTAGGTGCGGCTAATCCGTATGTGTTTATTGCATCGGTTGTATTGACAGCGATTGCAGGAATAGCGACATTCATTGCCACAACCAACAACGCTACACAGTCTGTTGAGGAACTTACGCAGGCGGCTTCCGAACTATCTGACGAGGCGCAGAAATCGGTCGATAAGGCTAAAACGCTTGAAGAAGTGATGGCAAAATACGGCGAAGTTGCTAACAGTACTAAGTCTGCCGCAGAAAAGACACAAACGCTGAAAGACCTTCAGGAACAGCTTAACAGTGCCTACGGCGATACTAAGGACGCTATAGACCTTGTGAATGACAGTTATACCGAGAATATAAAGAAGTTACAAGAAGCAACAGAAGCGGAGCGAGAAAATGCAAGGATTCAAGCACAGGCGGCTGTAAATAAAAATAATCAGGCGCAGAGAGTTCTGACCGAAGAAGGAATAACAAACACAAGAAATAATGTAGGTCAGGAACTTGGTGGTTCCACTATCGGTATCAAGGATATAGAAAACGGCACTATAACTAATCCAAATATAAAAATCGGAAATGCGCCTATCGGAATGGGTACAGGCGGAACAATACGTGTTGTAAAAATCGGTGGCGAAACATTTGCCGAAAAAGCGCAGGCGTATTTAGATTATGCTCATTATCTTGAATCGGTAGGACAGAAAGAATCAGAAATATACAACATAGTCGCCGAAAAACACAAGGAATATACAAATTTATCCAAGCAAGCCGCCGAAGACGAAGCCCTCCTCGCCGCCGCAACCGAAACTACAACGAAGAAAACCGAAGAAAACACCGAGACCAAAAACAATAACATAAAAACCACCGAAGAACTTGCCGACAGCACATCGACACTCGTCAAGAATCTTAACGAGCTGGCTTCCGCCTACGCAGAGCAGGGAAAGAACGGCAACATATCCTATGACACTATGCTGAAGCTTATAGACGCAGGGTATACGCAGTGTATCAGCCTTGACAACGAAACAGGCAAGATAAAGCTGAATACAGAAGCGTACAAGGAGCTTGCAAAGGCAAAGCTCGCTTCACAGATAGCGGAGTACGATGCTAAAATCGCCGAATCAGACGATTATCAGAAAAAGTACGATGAAGCCTTTAAGGCAAATGATGCCGCAGGTATGGCGAAATACTCAAAGCTGCTTATCTCTGGCGAAATAGAGGGCGATACCGATAAGCTCAAGCGTGATGCACTGCAGGCAATGTATGATAATTTTGATACCTATATGGAAGCTGGCAGTTTCAGCGGTTCGGGCAGTTCTTCACCATCAAGCAGTTCAGATAACGAGTTTAAGAAAGCTTCGGAGGCATACAAGACCGAAGCAGATAAAAAAATCGCCCTTATAAAGCGTGAACTTGAAGCAAAGAAAGAACTGCGTGACGCTACGATAAAGGCGATTGACGATGAAATCGAAGCCCGCAAGCGTTTGAATGAGGACAACGACCTTGAAAAGCAGATAAACGAAGTTAAAGCACAGCTTAAATACAGTCAGCTTGACGAATTCTCCCGTGAGCAGATGGAGAAAAAGTTACAGGGATTGTACGATGATAAGGCAGAAAAGAACTGGCAGAGAAACGCACAGGCTCGTAAGGATGCCGCAAACGCAAAGTATGAAAGCGAGCAGAAAAGTTACAACAATCAGATCAGCGCAATCAACGAAAGTCTGAAAACCGTACAGCAGATAATGTCGGCTATGGCTGACGGCTCAAAAACCGTTGAAAGTATCGTGAACAACAATAATACACGGAATAATACGGCGAATGTTAACCTTATCGGTACGGCTCTGACAATGGCTCAGATAACAAAGGCGGTCAAGGACGCACTGATGGACGATATTGTAATCAGATAGGAGAAAAGTATAAAGTATGGAGAAAATCACATTTTCAACCGTTCTCGGCACGGCAGTAACGATAGACAATGTCAACACATCATCCGATGCAGACGGGTACATACCGCTTCACCTGCTTAGCTTTGAGGGAAATGCACTCGGATATAAGCACGACAGCTCCGAGCGTGTAGGCTTTGACGGTGCGGGATTTTACGGCGCAAAAGCAAATATCCGTACTATCCCCGCAGAAATCGCTCTGCTTCCTCGCAGCGGAAAGCCGGCTACGATGTACGAGCTTCGCAGAAAGCTCCTGCGGTACTTTCCCGCCGGTGTTGAAGGTACGCTGAAATACACGAACAGCGCCGGCAAGACATATCAGATTGAGGGCGTTGTCAGTGAGCTTCCTGCGGTAGAACGGCAGGTAGGAGTGCTGTGTACGGCAAAGATATCAATTTTATCTTATGTACCGTTCTGGCGTGTAAAAGCGGCAGATGTGGAATTGTCGGCAGCCGCAGGAAAAACGCAGTCGGTAAATTTCACAGCGCAGACGGAGGACAAAGTGCCGGCTATGCTCAGCATAACGGCAACAGCTGCCATGACAGGTATCGATACGCATTCGGCAATAATTACGCTTTCGGGGCGTGAAATGCCTGTATCGTACAACAGTATGAGCGTCTACAGCAAAGAGCCACAGGGGACATACAAAAGCGCCACAGGAGAGCTTCAGCTGACAAAATACCTGAGCACAAGTGATGTGATAAACATCGACTGGGGATTGCTTGGCAAGGTGTATATACCGTATTCGCAACGTTCCGGTATCGACCTGATAAAGTCAACATCGCAGTATATCTATCCCGGCAATAACACTTTATCGGTAAAGAACATTGCAACAGCAGGCACGATAAAAGCAAAGCTGGTGCGTTTTGACTATGTAAGGAGTATCTGATGATAGTTAGAGTATACGATTTTTTATCGGTAAAGAAGCCAAAATTCTCACAGAATCTTGTTGGCATCGTATCCGATGTTGAAAACTTCAAATATACACGCAGAGCATACGACATCGGCAGTTTCGAGATGACAATACCCACACACGCAGATGAAGCCGGCTGTATACAGCCGGACCGTATGCTGATAGTTGGAGAAAAGCTTGGCCAGACATATATAGCGAGTGATCCGACAAAGCGTATAGTAAGAGGAACGTTTCTTTATGTTACGGACATTGAGAAGAAGGATGATAAGATAACCGTCACAGGATATGATCTGAAATATCTGTTTGCACTTCGTGTCACGCTTTTTCCAAAAGAGGAGCAGGACAAGGGAACATACGGCTATTATGTCACAAGCGGCACGACATTTTCGTGTATCTCGGACATCGTCAACTACAATATCGTTAATGCTTCAGACAGCGACAGACAGATATACGGCATGTTCGGCATAACGATGCCTGTAAATCAGATCAACGCAGACCCGCCGCTTACAGGCATACAGGATGACCGTTACATGACACGTCTTGAGCCTGTCAGCACAGCAATTTTTAATCTGCTAAAAAACTGCAAGACGCATTTTTACGATATGCGGCTGATTATAGATGACAATGCGGAGGACAGCGATAACTATAATCCGCACATGGAATCGAGCGAGGATAAGCCTGTTATCATCATAGACGAGAGCAGATACAACATCAAGAGCTATACTCGCAAGGACGGAACATCAGCATACAAGAACGCTATATATGCCGTAGTCGGTAGTGGTGATGATGTCACGGTAAAATGTGTGAAGCGTCCCGATGATACCGCAAGCGGAGTAAAGCGTAAAGAGGTTGTGCTTGATGTCGATACCGACAGCGTAGCCGAGATAGACAGATACGCACTTAAGGCGGCGGAAGAGTATGTGATATCCGATGATTTTGAGATAGAACCGCTGTTTATGGACGACGAAACCGAACCTGAGCTTGCGCAGAAGGTATCCATCCGCATTGACGGGGTAGAGTATGAAACGGTCATAACCGAGATTACAGACGAGTACGCAAACGGCAAGCATACGCAAAGCTATGCCTGCGGTGACAAAAAGCTGAAGGTGCTTAATGTGCTGAACAAGGCAACGGCAGGAAATACGCAGAAAATCATAAACAACAAAATTACTACCGGTAATGCCGGCGGTGTCGGAAAGTTCACCAACACTGACAGAAACTGCGAGGTGTTCAATGACTACGAAAACAACGTGGCAAGCTCGTATTATGCTCACGCCGAAGGATATAAAACAACGGCAAATGCACCGTATGCTCATGCCGAAGGATATGCAACTACGGCTTCTGCACCGTCTGCACACGCAGAGGGAGAAGGCACTGCGGCTTCACAAAATGCACATTCTGAGGGCGTGGATACAAAGGCTACAGGTTACGCATCTCACGCAGAGGGAAAAGGCACAGTTGCAAGCGGTTGGGTTTCTCACTCCGAAGGTTGTGAAACGGAGGCACGAGGATTATATTCCCACGCTGAAGGAGAAAATTGCAAAGCAATAGGCAGTAATTCTCACGCAGGAGGTATGTATAGCGAGGCTTTAAGCGAGTATTCGTTTGCACACGGCTACGGTGCCAAGTCATCTTGGACAAGCGGAACAGCACTCGGCAGGCGAAATAAAACGCAGAATACGTTGTTTGTAATAGGAAACGGCGGTTGGCAAGAGGGGAGCGAAAGCGATGCTTTAACGCTTGACGAGAACGGTATGCTGTGGATCGAGGGTTCTTTTGAAGCAAGTGCAAAGCACGGCGGGCTTGGCATAGCTATACACGGGGCGGCACGTTTCGGGAATAATTGGAACTCTGACGGTACGAATATCTTGCTTGCGGTAGGAAACGGCTATGACAGTGAAAGAACGAGTGACGCACTGGTACTTGACAGCAACGGAAATCTGTGGGTGGCAGGCAGTATAAAGTGCGGCGGTGACAGCGGAGGTTATACCTTGCCGCCTGCGACAGCCGACACGCTCGGCGGCGTGATGATAGGGGAGAATATTAATGTATCGGACAGCGGTACAATATCGGTTGACCTGTCGGAATATCTGAAAACCGGTGACATATCGGACTGGGCGAAAGCCGACAGTAAGCCCACATACACGGCTGAAGAAATCGGAGCGGTGACACCTTATGAGCTTGACAGCAAGGATTATCTCAAAGCTACAGAGATAACCGGACAGACAGTAAACCTTGATGATATCAAATTGAACGAATCATCAGATAAAAGTAAAAGTAAGCGGTATTTTTGCGCATCAGTATCTGCGCAGAATATTGAGAACCGTCCGATATCCGCCAATGAACCGTTTGAATTGTCGGTCGACAATATCCGAAATATCAACACAGGGGCTTTTAATACCATGCAACGCTATACTTCCGTAGCACGAAAACGGACTTATACAAGATGGTGCAATGACGGGGCGTGGTCAGCATGGAAATGTGATACAGATGTCGTTGTATATGGCAGCGTCACTGAAGACAATCCGAAAACCTTCGCATACACAACATACGGCGAGGGGTTCAGCGTAGTCGAAATCGAAGCATACTATGATAATGCACTAAATCCTGTGCGTAATCGTAAAGTGTTTGCACTGTCACCTACGGCGAGTATAGAACGTGTGATGTTGACTATCGGCAACGGCTCATCAGAGAGCGTAACGTTAGACAACGGATCTGTTACGATGTCAATGACAGGAACAACTGCGTTATCATTTATGATACGATACACAAACAGCAGATGAAAGGAGCTTATATGCAGATATTTGAAGATGACACTTTTGTATTGGGCGGCATAGAAACTGAGGGTGAAACACTCGAAGGTGCAATTGTAGTGCCCGACAACAGCAAAGAAGCACAAAAAATCCTCGCACAGCAGGGCATGGAAAAGGTAGCCGAATAGGCGGAAAGGACGAAAAAATGAGCAAGATACAGATAATTATTGACAGCATAGCAGGTGCTGTCGGAGCGGTTTTAGGTTTTATGTACGGCGAGGTTACGGGGCTGTTCTGGGCGTTGATAGCGTTTATGGCGACCGATTACATCACCGGCGTTGTCGTAGCGGCTATCAACAAGCAGTTATCCAGTGAGGTAGGCTTCAGAGGACTTGCTAAAAAGCTGATGATCCTTGTGTTTGTGTCGCTCGGACACATAGCGGATATGTATGTTTTAGGCGGTACACCTGTGGCTATGTCGGCGGTTATGCTTTTTTACATAGCCAACGAGGGACTGTCAATTATCGAAAATGCGGGCAATCTCGGACTGCCCGTGCCGAAGAAGCTGAAAGATATAATGGTTCAGCTGAAGAAGGAAAGCGAAAGCGAGGAAGAATAATATGCTAAAAATCAAGGGAATTGACATCAGCAGGGCGCAGGAGCAGTTCGATTTTACGGCGGCTGCGTTGGCAGGCGTCAAGTTTGTAATTATCCGTGCCGGCATACGCACGGACGAGGACACTTATTTCAGACGCAATATCGAGCAGTGCAGGAAAAGAAATATCCCTTACGGGCTTTACTGGTACTTTGAAGCAACGTCTAACGATGCTTTTAAAGCAGAGCTTGCTGCTTGCAAGAAGGCTGTAAAAGGCTTAAAGCCGGCATATCCGATATTTTTTGACGCCGAAGAACAGGCGCAGATAGATAAGCTGACAACTGCTCAGCGTACCGATATGGCACTCAAATTCTGCGCCGAAATGACCGCTATCGGTCTGCCGTCTGGTGTCTATGCTAATCCTTCGTGGATGGAAAATTACTATGACAAAAGCCGCCTTTCAGATGTTGACATATGGCTTGCACACTGGACCGAAAGCTCAGACAAACCGAGCAGATATGACTACGGGCAGAAAATGTGGCAGTGGGGCATTGACAGCATCGGTGGAAATGACGTTGACGGGGATATTTGCTTTGTAAATTATCCTGCGATAACGGCAAAATGGTACAAAGAAAACTGCGGTGATATGCCGGAAAAGCCCGATAAGCCCGATAAGCCTGAGAATCTGTTCAAAAAAGGCGACAGCGTAAGGGTGAAGCGTGGTGCAAGGTTCACGAACGGAGTAGAGCCGTATTCTTATGTATATGATACAATCTATACCGTTCAGCAGGTATCGGCAAGCGGCAAGGAAACGCTTATAGGCATCGGCTCGGTGCCTACCGGCTGGCTTTATACAGAGAATCTGTACAAGGCGGAAAAGGCGGAAAGCACGGAAAACAATGACACAACGCAGAAATTTGCTGTAGGCGATAAGGTCAAGGTGAATTACGGCGCAAAGACGTATAACGGTGGTTTGCTTGCGTTGTTCGTGTACACGAATGTGTACGAGGTTATGCAGGCAGGCTCGGGTGACAGAGAGGACTATATCGTCATCGGTCAGGGCGGGCAGGTCACTGCGGCGGTAAAGGCAAAAGATTTAAAGAAGGTTTAA